ACAGTTTGTGATGCTGTCCCTTGACAATGTTGGGGGACAGTGTTATACTTATTTGGCAGTCTAATTAGTCTGAGCGTATCCTACCCTGCCTGGCTTAGTGGTTATAAGGTATAAGGTAACCCCCCCCTTTCGAAAAAAGCAAACTACCCTAACCTACAAAAGGATACATCCAGGAGCTCTTTCTAAACCTCTTTATAAAAAAAATTTCCAGATACTATGAGACACTCTGAAACCCCTTATTGGAATTTCTGGAGGGTACTTTTAGTTGGGTGGATGATAAGATTTCCTGGACTATTAAGGGTCCCCATTGTGCTGTTCTTTGGAACAATGTTAATGGTAATTCTATATAAAAATGGAAGTTGATTCAAGGTATATGAAAAAAATTCCCCAGAAAAATTTACCCCCTTCAAAGGTTTTTCACATATACTTGAAGGATCGTTGTGTATTGCATTCATTGAGTGAAGATCAGTTTAGAAACAACTGGGAGTTACTCAATAATCTTGTAGGAGTAATGAAGACAGATTATACTACTGATGATTTGTCTTATGAGGAAGTAGAGCAACCTTCAAAGGAACTCAAAGAGGGATCTTATTGACACCCACTAAATACTGACATATAATATTCATTGAATGGAGTGATTCTAATTCATGGCTAAAGGATTTACAGTCAAAGCATCTAAACCCAATACTAAGCAAGAGAAAGAATGGGATTATGATGCAATCAAAGAAAGGATGCGAGGCAAGGCAATTGTCTTTTGTCTTCCTGGGCGTGGTTGTTCATATGCCTTTATGAAGAACTTTGTACAATTGTGTTTTGATCTTGTACAAAATCAGATGAGTATTCAGATTTCTCAGGATTATTCATCTATGGTAAACTTTGCACGTTGTAAGTGTCTTGGTGCAAATGTTCTAAGGGGACCTGATCAGATTCCTTGGGATGGTAAGTTACAGTATGACTATCAGTTATGGATTGATAGTGATATTATGTTTAATAGTGAAAAGTTCTGGCAACTATGTGATCTTGCACTACCTGCAGAAGCAGTCAATGAAGATGGTAGTGTAGACCCTGAGAAGGAACATCCTATCTCTGCTGGTTGGTATTCCACAGAAGACGGGAGAACCACCTCAGTTGCACACTGGTTGGAAGAGGATGACTTCAGGAACAATGGTGGTGTAATGAACCATGAGATGGTTGATGGCATTCAAAAGCGTAAGAGTCCTTTCACTGTGGATTACACAGGTTTTGGTTGGGTACTGATCAAGAATGGTGTATTTGAGCACTCTGAGATGAAGTATCCATGGTTTGCACCTAAGATGCAAGTCTTTGAATCTGGTGCAGTACAGGACATGTGTGGTGAGGATGTCAGTTTCTGTCTTGATGCTATTGAGGCAGGCTTTGAGATCTGGTGCGACCCCCGCATACGCGTTGGGCACGAAAAAACTCGGGTTATTTGATTTAAGGGAGATTAATTATGGCAAAGCGTCCTTCACTGACTGGTGCAAAACAGATTGAGTCCAAACCCAAGAAAACTCGTCAAGGGTGTGGTCAACATACTAAGTATGCAGCAAGTAGTCGTAATGCAAAGCGCAAGCGTTATCGCGGTCAAGGAAAAGGTTGATATAGAGAGGGGGTCTTAGGACCCTCTTTTTTTGTTTATAGATATGATAAGGATCCCTTTTACTCCTTTATGTCTTGTTTAATTACTAACTTACCATCTGTTGAGGTATGGGTAAGGAAAGAGTACCTTACTGACCATCAGAGTGGTCATGGGGAGTTTGTAAAGGGTGTATGGGTATCTGCTAAGAGTATTCCAGGGCGTGCGTTTTACTTTGAGACTTATCTACCAGAGTATGGTGCAATGTATGATAAGTTACCTATTAGTGCATTTCTAAGTAGACCAGAACTACCTGATCCTGATATGAGTTTACCTAACCTACAGTTTTGGAACTGTATGGATTATGGGGTAGTTAGTATTGATAAGAAGTTCATTGGTAGTATGGACTTTGAATGTTATACCAGAGATCATGGTACTATGATGGGAACTTATGTTTGTACCATTGATAATTACCATCATGACCCTGATTATGTTGATTGGGCAACCAGTGAGAACCCTGCAGAACACAAGTCACATAATTTAATTGAACTGGTCAATGGACAGTATTGTTTGTATCCTAATAATAGACTTAGAATCTATGATAATAGTTTGACACCTAAGGAACCAAAGATGCCTGACTTCAAGGTTTCTACACAGTACTATCAGGTAGAGTGTGGATATGATAAACTTGGTATGGGTGATGAAGAAGAATACTTCTGGAAGACAGCAAAAGAAAGGGATAGCAACCCCTTAAAAAGTTCTGTTCAACCTGATCAGGAGAAAACAGATGGCAAACAATCCCAATCCAGATAGGGATGTAGAATACATGTATGAGCAATGGGGCACTGATGGATTAATTACTGACTACCATAGAAATCCTCAGAGAATGCTTCGTGAGATTGCTAATGATGATCTAACACCTAAGAAGCATGACTTTGCCATTCAAAAGGAATTGCATGAAAAGATTCGTAATGATGATGATTATGATGACTGGGAGTATGGGACTGAACCTATTCCATTATCTGAGTTTTAGTGTCTAAATAATGGCAGTATTCTTGTGTGTTAAATAGTGCCTGTTGAAAGAATCAGTAAAGGATTCAAAGACATTAGTGGTTCTTTTCAGATCAATCCTCTCAATGAGGACTTAATTGCTCTGAAGAATGAGACTGCTATTGCCAGGTCACTTCGTAATTTGGTACTAACTGAGAAAGGAGAGCGTCCCTTTGCACCTAATCTTGGGTGTGGTGTGAATGCTCTCCTTTTTGAAAATATGGATAGTATTACTGCCTCTGTAGTTCGTGATGAGATTGTACAAACAATTGAAAACCATGAACCAAGAGTTGATTTGATTGATGTATTTGTTGATCCAGACTTTGATGGAAATGAATTGAACGTTACAGTTCAGTATTATATTGTTGGTGCAGACATACCACCACAAGAATTAACATTCGCATTGCAGCCCACTAGGTAAATGCCTCTAGTAAATTTTAGTAACTTAGACTTTGATCAGATTAAAGTTTCCATTAGGGATTACCTAAAGGCGAACTCTAATTTTACTGACTATGATTATGAAGGGTCCAACCTTTCCACTATTATTGATGCGTTAGCATATAACACATATATTAATTCTTATAATGCTAACATGGTCACCAATGAGGTGTTCATTGATAGCGCCACTTTGAGAGAGAATATTGTTTCTCTGGCAAGAAATATTGGTTATGTTCCAAGATCAAGAAAAGCAGCAAGAGCAAACATTTCTTTTCTTGTTGATGCTTCCAGCACCAATGCAGTCACTTTAACTCTCAGAGCTGGTTTGGTATTGACCACTGCAAATACCTTTGGAAATACCAGCTATACCTTCTCTATACCCTCTGATATTACTGTTCCAGTAGATAGCACTGGACTGGCTCTATTTAACAATATAGAGGTGTATGAAGGTACTTACATTCAACAAGCATTTACTTATACCTCAAGAAATCCAAATCAGAAGTTCATTCTGAATAATGCGGGAATTGATACATCACTCTTGACTGTTGTTGTAAGAGAATCTCAATCATCATCAGTGTCACGTAAGTATAGGTTGGCAGATAGTTTATTTGAGGTTACTTCCACATCTCCAGTTTATTTTATTCAAGAAATTTCTGATGAGAGATATGAACTCTTGTTTGGTGATGGCGTATTTGGACAAGCACTGGAAGATCCAAACTATGTCACAGTAGGTTATATTATTTCTAATGGTGCAGAAGGAAATAATCTCAATAACTTCTCATTTGCTGGTAGAATTGTAGATAATAATGGAACAGTGGTAACTAATGGCATTTCATTGATTACTACAAATCAAACTTCTTATGGTGGAAAATCAATTGAATCAGTAAACTCTATCAAGAAGTATTCTACACAGATCTATGCTTCTCAAAATAGAGCAGTGACTGCAGCAGATTATGAAGCAATCATTCCAACCATCTATGCAGAAACTGAATCTGTATCTGCATTTGGTGGTGAGGATTTGAACCCACCAGCATATGGAAAGGTTTTTGTAAGCATCAAACCTTATAATGGAGTTTTCCTTTCATCAAACATTAAAGATAACATCAAACAACAGTTGAAAAGATATACAATTGCAGGAATTGTTCCTGAGATTGTTGATTTGAAATATCTCTATGTTGAGGCAGTCAGTAATGTTTATTACAATACCAACCTTGCACCTTCTGCTGCAAGTGTTAGATCAATTATATCATCAAATATTGTCAATTACTCAAACTCAACTGACCTTAATAAGTTTGGTGCAAGATTCAAATACAGTAAATATCAAAATGTAATTGATAATAGTCATGAAGCTATAACTTCCAACATCTCAACCATAACAATGAGAAGAGATATGGAAGCTAGATTAAATCAGTTTGCTGAATATGAAATATGCTTTGGTAATAGGTTTTATGTGAAAAACCATGGTCACTCAGGAGCCATGAGTGGAACTGTTATTGGTTATAATATTAAATCATCTGGATTCACTGTTAGTGGAATTAATGGAACTGTTTATCTTGGAGATCAAGCAAATTCAGATCTTAAGACAGGTAGTGTATTCTTGTTCAAACTCAATTCAGCAACAGAACCTGTTGTTGTGAAGAGGAACATCGGAACTATTGACTATGAAAAGGGAGAAATTAAACTTAATCCGATTAATATCATTTCCACAAGAGTGGTAAGAGATATTCCTCTGATTGAGATTTCAGTGTCACCTTATTCTAATGATGTCATTGGTCTCCAAGACCTCTACATGCAGTTAGATAATTCTAATGTGACTGTCAATATGATTGCTGATAATATTGCTTCAGGAAATGATGTTTCTGGAACAAATTATAATGTTTCATCAAGTTATTCAAATGGCAGTTTGGTACGTGGTACAGCAGTTTTGGCAAACCCCAATACAACTTCTTCAACCACTACATCTACAATGGGCACTTCACAAACCTCGGTAAATAGTACTATCACTAGTACTAGTGGTTCCACTTATTCTTATTAAGTAGCAGTCGATAAATGGCAGTAGATAGAGTTCAATTCCAGGATATTGTTGCTAGCCAACTCCCACGTTATGTGAGAGAGGACTTCCCTTTACTCACTAGTTTTCTAGAGCAATATTATATCTCCCAAGAGTATCAAGGGGGAGTGATTGATCTTGTATCAAATTTAGATCAGTATGTCAAAGTTGATGAGTTATATAATCTAAAAAATTCTACTGTCTTATTGTCTGACATATCTTATGGTGACACAACCATTGAAACCTCTTCTGTTGGTAATTTTACAGAAGGGTTCCCAGAAACTAATGGTTTAATCAAGATTGGCGATGAAATAATCAGATATGAATATAAAACTGACTCTTCCTTTGTCAACTGCACAAGAGGATTCAGTGGAGTTACGTCATATACTAAATCAAACCAACCAGATGAATTAGTATTTTCAACCTCTGATTCTGATGAGCATAGTTCAGGATCTACAATTTATAATCTAAATATCCTCTTCCTCCAGGAATTTTTTAAAAAACTTAAGAGACAAGTTGTTCCTGGTTTTTCTGATAGAAGTTTATACACTGGACTGGACCAAAGAAACTTCATATACAACTCAGACAGTTTCTACAAGTCAAAAGGAACTGATGAATCTTTTGAAATTCTTTTCAGAGCATTATATGGTGTAGATGTAAAAGTCATTAAACCAACTGAGTATCTTCTTCGTCCATCTGATGCAAACTATAGAATTGTACAAAAATTAGTAGTTGAAGAAAAAACTGGAAATCCTTTAGATTTAACTAACCTTACACTGTTTCAGGATCAAACTGGAGCAAGGGGTTCAGTAACTAATGTTGAGCAGATTCAATACGACCAAGGTCAATATTATAGATTGAGTGTTGACTTTGGATATCAAAGGGATATTGATGTATCAGGAACTATTTTCAGTGAATTTATTCCAAATCCTGTAACCAAAATACTAAATTCAGTATCTTCTGGATCTACTATTGTTGATGTAGATTCAACTGTTGGTTTTGGATCTACTGGATCTTTAATATCTCAAGATTCTGATGGAAATGATGTCACATTAACATATCTTGATAAGAATGACAATCAGTTTTTGAATGTAAGTGGAATCTATGGATCTTTGGGGAAAGGTATCAATATCCACGCAGATCAGTATGCGTATGCTTATGTTGGTATTAATACCTTAGAAAAAATTGAAGTAAGAGTAACTGCTACTCTAAAAGATTTTAAAAAGAATGAGCAAACATATCTCTTCAAGAAAGATGATAAGATAAATTTGCAATCAATTGGTATTGAGAAAAATGATGAGAAGTCTCAAAACTGGTTGTATAATGTTAAAACTAATTGGGAAGTTGAAAATGTAAAACTTCTTGATGCTACAGAAAATAGTTATGAAGTAACAACTTATGATGAAGTATTTTTATCTGAAAGATACAATGTCAATCTTATAGATGTAAGTAATAATAATTCAACAGTAACTGGAACTGTAAAAAGAGTTACAGGAAAGAGGACTTTTCAGGTAGATCTGTCCAGTTCTGTGACAGTTACTAATAGTTTCAAGGTAGAAAATCAACTCTTGAAGGGGAATTCAGGTACTTATCAAAATCTTGAAGATTTTCCTTGCAATGTTCAAAATGTTTACACAAATTATGAAGGGGAATATCTGGTAGCTTCTAACTCTATTCCAAATTATAGTGTAGAATCTAATCCATACGATAGAAAAGTAACTTTCAGTGGAACCTTTAATGGTACTGATACCATTACTCTCACACCTTCCACAGACCATGGATTATATACTGGTGATGCTGTTTGGTACAAACCAGCAATCATTACTACAACTACCACAAATGCTGATGGAATAACAATCACAACTCAAAGTGAAGATAAACTCAGCAATGTGGATGAGGGTATTTTATATGTCTATAGAATTGATCAATCCAGAATCAAACTGTCAAGAAGCAGATCAGATCTTTTTGCAGGGAACTATGTGTCCTTGACAGGGACAGTTACGAATAATGAGTTAATCTACTATAACTTCTACAATAAGGAGTTATCCCCACAAAGAATCTACAGAAGTATTCTTCCACCTGTTAATAAGAGTGGAGAATACGCAACAGTTCCAGGATATACTGGAATGTTAATCAATGGTGTGGAAATTCTAAACTACAAATCCATTGACACTATTGCTTATGGTGATATCTTATCTTTTGATGCATCCAAAGGCGGAAGTGGATATGATGTAATTAATCCCCCAACGCTTCATATTACAGATCAAGTTGGAACAGGTGCCACAGGAACTTGTTGTGTAACTGGATCATTAAAGAGAATTGATATTATTGATAATGGATTTGATTATGTTGATAAACCAACCATTAGAATTTCTGGTGGAAATGGAACTGGTGCAGCAGCAGAACCAAATATGTCTGCTATTATACATTCAGTAAAATTCAATGCAGAAGCGGGAATTACTACTACAAATACTGTTGGTGTTGGAATTACAAATGATACCATTGGATTCTCTACTTTCCATAAGTTTGCTCAAAGCGAAAAGGTAGTATATATTTCCAATAATCTGACAAATGTAGGTGGTCTTTCTACAGGAGCATCCTATTATGTCAATCTTGTAAATGACTACTCCATTCAACTTCACACAAAAGAATCTGATGCCACTTCTGGAATCAATACTGTCAGTTTGACCTCTCTTGGTTCTGGAATACAGAGGATACAATCTGCTCAAAGAAAGAATATTGTTTCAAGTATTGTAATAACTAATTCTGGAACTGGATATCAAAATAAAAAGAGAACTATACCAACCTCTGGAATCAACACCTCTCTTAATCAAATCAAGATCGTTGGTCATGGATATGAATCAAAGGAAATAATCAAATATACTGGATCAAATCTCTCTGGTGTTTCTACAACTAAGGATTACTATGTTGTTAAAGTTGATAATGACACATTCTCATTGTCTGAAGTAGGAACAGGAGCAACTCCCACAGATTACTACTATAACAATGGTGTTATTGTAGATATTTTGAGTGAAGGAACTGGTTCATTTAATTACAAACCAATCACTGTAACAGTAGAAGGAAATATTGGTGTTTCTACTAATACAGGGCAGAACTTCTCCTGCATAGTACAACCAATTTTCAGGGGGTCTGTGGACTCTCTGGACCTCTCTGCAGGTGGTGTAGGGTATGGCGCATCTGAAGTAGTTAATTTTGATAGACAACCAGATATCACTCTTAGAAGTGGAGAAAATGCTCAATTGATTCCAGTGGTGGATAATGGAATCATTACAGATATTATTATTCAAAGTAGTGGAAATGGATATAATTCACCACCTGATATTACAATCAATAGTTCTACTGGAAGAAATGCAGCATTGACACCCATCATTAGAGATGGAAAGATTGTAGATGTAGTCATAGCAAAGGGTGGAATAGGATATAGTTCAGCAGATTCTATTACAGTAACTGCTGCTGGTTCTGGCGCTATTATCAATGCCAATATTAGAAAGTGGAATATCAACCTATTTGAAAGAAACTTTAACATTATTGAAGATGATGATGGTTTTGTGGAAGAAAGCATCAATGACAAAACTCTTGAATATTGTCACATCTATGCTCCAAGAGAATTAAGAAAGCACACATATTCTGTTTCTGGTAATGAACCAGTTTATGGTAATGCCGATTTAACTTTTGTTAGTGGATTTGAAGCAGACAGTAAGTATCATTCACCAATACTTGGTTGGGCATATGATGGAAATCCAATCTATGGACCATTTGGATTCACAAGTGTGTCAAGTGGAACAATCAAGAGAATGGTATCTGGATATGAATTGCAGGCAGATACAACCAATAGACCACCAACTACAGTTTATCCAGAAGGATTCTTCATTGAAGATTATGTTTATACTGGAAAGGGTGATCTTGATGAGCACAATGGAAGATATTGCATAACTCCAGATTATCCAAATGGAGTTTATGCTTATTTTGCTACTATTAATTCTACAGTTGATTCATCAGGTCCATTTAAAAATTATAAAAGACCAGTTTTCCCATATTTGATTGGTCACAAATACAATTCACAACCAAACCTCTTCAACTTTAGACAAACATCAAATCAAATTGAATACAACTTACAGAACAGTTCATTCTTGAGATGCACTCAGGTCTATCACACAAATGATGATAAGAGTGGATATGATTATATCTTCAATTCAAAGAAGAAGAAACCTCAGACAATTGATATTACATCTGCTTCAGTTGGATCTATTGAGAGCGTTGGTATTCTTACTGGTGGAACAAACTATAAAATCAATGATAGAGTTGATTTCAATAATGATGGATCTGGAGGGAGAAGTGCTGATGTAAGAGTTTCAAGAATTTCTGGTAAGACCATTGACACCATTAGTGTTGCTTCAACAAGCATCTATAATGTAGAGTTTATCAAGTACAATCAAAGTTACATTGGATTTGCAGCAACACCTCACGGATTGTTGACCAATGATGTTGTTCAGATTTCTGGAATATCCACATATTTCAAAGGATTTAATGGGTCTTATCCTGTTGGTGTTAGAAGTGATAATTTTGTCTTGACCCTTGGTATTGGAACCACGGCAGCAACTGGAGATGTTACTTATCTCTATGTTTCTGGTGCTCTTGGTTATCCAAATATCAGACCAAATGATATTTTGAGAATTGGTACTGAGGAGGTAAAAGTTCTCAATGTTGATGCAGATACTCAAAGAATTCGTGTTCTTAGAGCACAAAACAACACTGTAGGTGTTGCTCATACCAGCAGAGAAATTCTATATGAAGATCCCAGAAAGTTTACTGTAAACATCAGTGGTCTTACTACAGACAAAAACTTCACCATCAATAGGGAACTTTATTTTGATCCAGCAGAATCTGTTGGAACAGGAACTGCTACAGGTGCTGGGATAGGCACCACAGTCACCTTCTCAAATCCAGGTATTGGTGCTACACAGGTATTTGTACCAACAAGGGCAATTTATATTCCCAACCACAATTTAAAGATTAATGACATTCTTACATATTCAACAAATGGTGGCACACCATTGTATGTTTGGAATGGAATTGGTGGAACTTCTTACAATAGTTTGTCAAACTTCCAATATGTTTATGCTGCTCCAATTACAAATGATTTAGTTGGCATTAGTTCCAATAAAGTTGGAATGGGAAGCACTGGATATGTTGGCATCAATACATCCACTAACTTACTCTATTTCACCAATACTGGAATTGGCGATACTCATAGTTTCACAACAAACTACGATAACATTATTAGTGGACAAGTAACTCAAAATATAGTTACTGTTTCCACAGCAAGCACTCACAATCTTTCACTTTCTGATAGAGTTTTTGTTGAAGTCAAACCAATAGGAATTACCACAGTTTCTGTAAGATATAATTCCTATAATAGAAGAATTGTATTTGATCCAAAATCATTTACAGCAGGTGACATTGATATTTCCAATGATACCATTGCATTTGATGATCAATACTTCAATATTGGAGATAGAGTAATTCACACATCATCTTCTCCTGCAGGTGGTCTTGTTGATGAGAAAATGTATTATGTTCTTCCATATAATGAAACAAAGATTAGGCTTGTTGAAAATTACTTCGAGCTCTCATCTCAAGAACCAAAGTATGTCAATATCACAAGTTCTGGTGATGGTACTCTTTCCAAAATCAATCCACAAGTAAAGTCAAATAGAAACATCAAACTTAAATTTGATCTTTCTGATTCATCGCTGTCCTTCGTCAATAACAGCACCAGATATTCTGCTTTTGATTTTGCTCTTTATAGTGATAAAGAGTATAACAACAATTATCTGACTTCTGGCAATTCAAGCACCTTTGAAGTATCTTCCAGTGGAAAAATTGGAATTGATACTTCTGCAAATTTGACATTGAATATTTCTGACAATGTTCCTACAAATCTCTATTATAAGTTCACCCCAACTAATTTGGACATAGTTCCAGATGATCAGAAGGGCATTTCAATTGATGATACAATTTCAAACTTTAATGAAATTGAAGTAGTCAAAACTGCGTATGATGGAAACTATCAAATTGTTGGACTTGGTACAACTACTTTCTCATATAATGTGCCAGTGGCTCCGGAGGCAACTCTTTATAATACAACCAATTCCAATATCTCATATGAAACCAGTTCTACCAGTGCAAGTGGTTCTATTACACAGTTAAAGATTTATGATGGTGGAAGGGATTATAGAACTCTTCCTGGAATTACCTCTGTAATTAGTGGAGTTGGTAGTGGTGCCATACTTGAGGCACAATCCACTTCTGTTGGTAGAATCCTCACAACCAAATTCAATGATATTGGATTTGATTATCCATCAGACACCACTTTAAGAGTAACTGCAAACATTCCAGAGAATTTAAAAGTAGATCCACTCACCTCATTTGAGAGCATTGGTATTTCATCTGGTGGAAAAAATTATCTTGTAGCACCTGATCTTATTGTTATTGATGGTTTTACAGGAAATGTTGTTGAAGATGTTGATCTAAAATATTCTCTTGGTGATACCAGTGTAAGAATACTGAAAAATACTCAGGGAATTTATAATACAACACCAACAATTCTCCCAGTAAAAAATAGCAATGGTGTTGGAATTTCTTCACTGACCTATGATTCTGCTACAAAGGTAGTCAGATTGTATTTGAATACCCAATTCAGCAATGCAGAAGATTTCCCATTTGCTGTTGGTGAAAATATTATGGTTGAGAATATCAGTGTTGGTGGTATTGGAACAACTGGTAAAGGATACAATTCTAAAAACTATGGTTATACCCTATTCCCAGTTACTGCAGCAGATAGTCAATTAGGGGGATCTGGTGCTTATGTTGAATATAGCCTTGATCCATACATTCAAGATGGGAGTTCACCTGGTTCTGTTGATGGGTCAAATTCTGCAGGAAGAGCAATCCCACAAAACCATTTCCCAATCTTTGACATTAAACTAAAGAAAAATGATTTCTTTGTTGGTGAGAGAGTAACCAATGGAACTAAAGTTGGCGTAGTTGGAAGATGGGATCCTCTTAGTGAATACGTCATTGTTTCTACAGACAAAGAGTTCACTGTTGGAACAAAGATTATTGGACAGAGTTCTGGGGCACAGGCAACAATTAAGTCCAAATTGAACTTCAGTTCAGAAGTTATCACTGGAGCAGGAGCAACAGTCATTGATGGATGGCAGAGTAATTCTGGATTCCTGAATGATAATCTCCAGAGACTCCCAAATAATGAATACTATCAAACTTTATCGTACTCATTGAAGTCAAGTATCCCTTATGGCACTTGGGATGATGCAGTAAGTTCCATGAACCACACTGCTGGATTTGCAAAATTTGCAGATTATGTGGCAGAGAGTAAAGAAGATACTCCAGAAGGAATTGTTCAGACACAAGATTCTGGAGTTGATATTACTGTAGATATTATTGGAACAGGCAAATTAAATTGTGTCTATGATTTTGACTATGCTACTGAAAAAACTATCAATGTTGATGGAATTATAACATCTACAGAAGTTATTTTTGAAAATGGCGTATTTGTTGATTACTTCGAATCCTTTGGAAACAGAGTTTTAAGCATTGATGATATTAGTGGACAATTTAACAGCAATGAGAGAGAAACTCGATACACTGCAATTGCTGATTTCTCAGATCATGTGAAATACACAAAGATATTCAATTTTGTACAAGATATAAATCTTCAGGGAGAAAGAAAAGCAGCAATTATATCTGTTCTCCAGCATGATGAGATTGGTTATATTCAAGAGTATGCAACTATTGAAACTGGAGCAGAACTTGGATACTATGATTATCAAGCAACATCTGATGGATTCAATATCAACTTCTATCCAAATGATTATGAATTTACAAGATATGCATTGTCATCAGTATCATTTGATGCAATAAACAATGTTACTGGTGTTGGTTCAACTAACATTGGAACAATTTCGCTCATAAATTCATATCAAACAAATGTTGCTGCTGCCACAACCACAACAATTGTTTCTATCTCATCAACATACAGAGCATCTAAGGCTCTGATCATGCTTGAAAATGATGAGCAGCAATTCACTGCATCTGAATTGAACATCCTCCATGATGGAACAGATGTCTATATGACAGAGTTTGGTGATCTTAGTGTGAGTTTGACTCCAGATTTTACTGGATTTGGAACCTTCCATTCATATATTGATGGTTCTCAAATCAAAGTTGATTTCATTCCAAGTGTTGGAGTAGCACTAACTGCCAATTCTAATGTTGTTTCCATTGCTAACTCAGAAGCAACTGGAATTGGATCTGTAAGATTGGATGTTTGTGATGTAACCTCACATTATGCTTCTATTGCTGCATCTGGATCCCCAACAGCAGTAAATGTTGCTTCTTATCATGATCCAATCTTAAGTTCATATAATCTTGTTTCTGTTGAAGATTTGACAAATAACGAGTATGAAATGTTTGAAGCAATCCTTCTAACAGGAATTACTGATGAAAATGAAGCAGTATTTGTTGAATTTGCAAATATGTCTTCTGGTGCAGGTTTGGGTACTGTTGGATTCAGCACTGATAGTGGAAATCACCTCACATTTACTCCAGAACCAAATATTGATGTTGAGGTAAGAACCTATTCTATGGGAATGTTGGTTTATGATGCTAATCTACTTCCAACAGGAATTGGATTCACAAATACTGAACTAACAACTCATGCAAGAGAATATAGAGGAACCAGACTTGAATTGGCAACCTCATTTGGTCTTAAGCATAATGGACTGGAGATCTTTAGAAGATCTTTCGATGGAAATAGCACATCTATTGTTGATCTGACTGGAAACTTTGTTAGAATTCCTGATCACTTCTTTGTTACTGGTGAAAAGGTAACTTATCAGTATTCAGGAACAGGAACAGAAAATGCAATTGGTATTGCAACAACTACTGTTCCAGGAATTGGATCTACTGATAAACTTCCAACAGAACTTTATATTGTTAAAAACAGTGATGTAAATCTGAGATTTGCAGCAACTGCTGAGGATGCTTTGGCATCTGTTCCTAATACATTTGATATTACAACTGTTGGTATTGGAACTTCTCACCACATTAGGTCATCAAATCCAAATCCAAGAGTGATGATTGCTATTGATAATATCATCCAATCTCCAATCATTTCTGCTGGTGTAACTCACTCTTTGGCAGATAATATTGTCTTTGACACTAATTTTGAATTGAGCGGAATATCTTCCATATTTGCTGATGATTTGATAAAAATAGAAGATGAATATATGCTGGTTCTTGGTGTTGGAGTTGGAGGTGCCAATAATGTCACTGTTAGAAGAGCACAAATGGGTTCTCAAGCAGTAAGACATAATATTGGAACCTTAGTTACCAAGATCTCTGGTAATTACAATATTGAAGAAAACACACTTCACTTTACCAGTCCTCCTTATGGAAATACTCCAATTGGAACTACAAGTGGTGATCCTGATAACAGAGATTGGACAGGAATTACTACAAGTTCCACCTTCCAAGGAAGATCTTTCATGAGATCCGCAGCAGTTGGATCTACAACAGATACTTATGGTAAAAATTATGTCTTTGATGACATCTCAAGAGATTTCACTGGAATCAGTAGTCAGTTTACCTTAAGTTCTGATAAAAATAATGTTGCAGGATTCTCTACAGATAATGCTATTGTTTTGATCAATGGAATATTCCAACTCCCACAAGGAGAACAACCAACCAGTGTTCAGAGAGGTGACTACGACTTGGAGGAGGGTTCAGTAACTGGTATTACAACAATTACCTTTACTGGAAATTCAGAACTGCCTTTTGGATATGATCCAAACAGAACAGCATATCCAACTGGTGGACAAATTGTTAGTGTTGGTTCAACAGAAGGATTTGGATATCAACCTCTTGTTTCTGCTGGTGGAACTGCTGTTGTTTCTGGTCTTGGGACAATATCATCCATTAGCATTGGAAACAGTGGATCTGGATATAGAGTAGGAATTCAAACAGTTGTCAATGTAGGGGTTCAAACTTACAGTTCAGGAACACCAAATATTGAATTTATTGGAACTGCTGCTATTAGTGGTGGTCATATTGTAAGTATTGCCATCACAAATCCTGGAGCTGGATATACCAGCACTAATCCACCAGAAGTAGTGATTGATTCTCCTCTTCCATATTCAAATATTCCTTTGGTCTATAGTTCTGATTCATTGACTGGTTCTGGTCAGAGTGCAACTGTGGATATCACTGTGGGACAAGGTTCGAGTGTTATTAACTTTGAATTTAACAATTATGGATTTGGGTATGGACCTGATGAAATTTTGACAGTGAATATTGGTGGTGTGAGCGGTATTCCAACTGATACAACTAAAACATTTAATGAATTCCAAATTACTATTGATAGAACTTTCAGTGATCAGTTCACTGGTTGGAATATTGGACAACTGCAAGTTATTGATGCTCTTGATAATGAGTTTGATGGATTGCAAAATACCTTTGCCATGAAGATTAATGGTGAACCATTCTCAGCCAAAACCAGAAAAGGTTCAAATGTTGATCTTGTACAAACCTTGATAGTATTCATTAATGATGTCCTTCAAGAACCCAATCTTTCATATACATTTAAAGGTGGTAGTTTAATTAACTTTAATGAGGCACCAAAGGAAGGTGACATTTCTAAAATTCTTTTCTACAAAGGAACTGATGGTTTAGATGTTCAGTTTGTTGATATTATTGAATCTTTAAAAGTTGGTGATGATATTGAATTAAACTATGACCCAGATCAAAATCAATCTCCTGCTCTTGATCAAGATCCAAGGATCATAACTGGAATCAATACAGTTGATAGTGTAACAACAAACCCATACATTACTCCTGGTATTACTACCGACAGATCACTCTCAAGACCTGTCATCTGGTGTAAGCAAACAGTTGATAGAATTATTGATGGTCAAAAAGTTGGTAAAGATAGACCTCAATATGAACCACAAATTTATCCATCTTCCTATATTTTGAAATCTGTTGGAACCAGTACTGATAGAATCTATGTTGATACTGTAAGACCACTATATGATGCTAATAATGAGGCAACCATCAGATCATTCCAAGATGTCATTACAATTGTTTCACAAGACAATATTGTAGGTGCATCAGCAACTGCCATTGTTTCTGGTTTGGGTACTATTTCATCTCTGACAATAACAAATCCTGGTATTGGATATACAGTTGCTCCACAAGTAACTATTGCTAATCCTGTTGGACTTGATACAACATCAAGAGCTAGTGTTACTTCCACTATAAGTGGCGTTGGAACTGTTGCCACATTGACAGTATCATCTCCAGGAACTGGTTACACTTCATCAAATCCACCAATCGTTCTGATTGAAACTCCAAATGTCATTAGAGAGAAGGCAAATGTCACTTCATACACTGGTGATGATGGAATTGTAGTTGGAGTTGGAACAACCGTCTCTGGATCGCAAGATCAATTCTTCTTTGATCTCTTCATTCCTATGCATTCCCCATTAAGAAATGCAAGTGTTGTTGGAACTGCTATTACAATTAGTGGAATATCTACTTCTGAGTATCTGGTAATAAGTGATACAGACATTTCAATTGGAAGCACATTTGCATCTCAAGATGTAGATGGTAATTCAGTTGGTGTTGGAACAACATTTATTGATTGTGTTTACCAGGTTGCTGGTTTTGAAAATAGACAAATGACAGTTGCTGGTGTTTCTACTGTTGGTAGAAGAATTTTTGTCAATGTGGATACTGTTGGAACTGGAATTGGAACTACAACTGCACCAAATATGGGCAACTATAGTTGGGGTAAGATTGTTCTTGATGTAAGAACAGAGTCAAATGATTTTAACTTCTATGGTGATTCTGGGGTTACTGGAATTACAACATCTGCTATAGTTTCCAGATTCAATTCATTGAAGTTCAAAAACTATATTGTATAACACACTAAATACATAAAGAAAAAAATACCATTTAAAAATGGCAGCTATAATTACTGACCAACTTCGTATTTTGAATGCAAAGAATTTTGTGGCTGGAGTACAATCCAGCTCAAATTCTTATTACACATTCATTGGAATCCCAAATGCTACGGATTACCAATCTACATGGGACACCACACCCCCATCACCAATTGATAATATTCAAGAGGTGAACAATAAGTATTGGGACACAATGTTGGCGCTGAAAAAAATAGCACCAAGTGATGTGAGTCAAGTTGTATTGAAAAGATCCTGGACATCAGGAACCACATATGACATGTGGAGAAATGACATTAGTAGAAATAATGCATCACAACCTTCTGGTGTCTTTGACATATATGATGCAAATTATTATGTAATGAATTCTGACTACAGAGTTTATATTTGTCTCTATAACAATGCCACTCCAGAAAATAATTTTCAGGGTGGACCCTCACTTGATGAACCAACATTTACTGATTTAGAACCAAGAGCTGCTGGTTCCAGTGGTGATGGTTACATTTGGAAATATCTTTATACAATTAGTCCATCACAAGCTATCAAGTTTGATTCAACAGATTATATTCCTGTTCCATCTGATTGGGAAACCAACTCAAATTATACTGCTGTAAGAACTAATGCATCTATCAGTGGTCAGTTGAAGGTTATCACCATTAGAGATCGTGGTGTTGCTCTTGGGACTGCAAATCAAACATACACTGGTGTTCCTATACTGGGAGATGGTGAGGGAGCAGAGGCAACAATTGTAATTAATAATGATTCTCAAGTTCAAAGTATTACAGTTTCAAATGGTGGTAGTGGATATACTTTTGGAACAGTAGATTTGGTTGCTGGTGGAGTTCCTACAGGAACAACTGCACCAGTATTTAATGTCATCATTCCTCCTCCTGGTGGACATGGTGCTGACATTTATAGAGAACTTGGTGCATATAATGTTTTAACCTATTCCAGATTTGAAAATGATACTGAGAATCCTGATTTTGTTACAGGAAACCAATTTGCTGCTGTTGGATTGATTGAAAATCCAAAAGCATATGGATCCACTACAAATCTTTCTCTGGACAAAGCAAGTGCTGTTTATGCACTCAAATTGACTGGAGCAGGATACAGCAGTGTTACTTTCAACCCAGACCAATACATCACTCAAACTGTAGGTGTTGGATCTACTGCTATTGGAAGAGTAGTTTCTTATGATCAAACAACTGGTGTCTTGAAGTACTGGCAAGACAATGCTAATGCTGGATTCAACTATAATGGATCTCAGAATACTGCTCCAGAGTATGGTTTTAGAGTAAACAGATTTACTGCTGATATCAATTCTGGAGGAAGTTTCACTATTGTTGGTGGAAGTTCAAACTTGGCAATTCAAACAAGTTTCCAAGGCATTTCGACAGTAATAAATAGTAGGACATACTATCTGGGTCAAAACTTCACTAAAGGTGTTGCCCAACCTGAATCAGAAAAATATTCTGGTAACATGCTTTATGTTGACAATAGACCTTCCGTAACAAGGTCCTCATCACAGAAAGAAGACGTAAAAATCATCTTGCAATTCTAAAGAATTATGCCACAGGAAACTAACCTCAACGTTGCTCCTTATTTTGACGATTTTGACCCGCAGAGCAATTACTATAAAGTACTTTTCAAACCTGGATTTCCTGTTCAGGCAAGAGAATTAACTACTTTACAGTCAATTCTTCAAAATCAGATTGAAGATGTAGGCAATCATCTCTTTAAAGAGGGCGCTCAGGTAATTCCTGGTGGTGTCACATACTTAAATCCATTCTATGCTATCCAAGTTGAACCAGAATTCCTTGGAATTCCTGTTTCGCTTTACTTGGATCAGTTGATTGGTAAGCAAATTACAGGAGAAACTTCTGGAATCACTGCAAAAGTAGTCACATATATCACAGATCAACAGTCCGAAAGGGGAAATTATACAATTTATCTTGAATATTTTGATTCAAGTACTTCAGATTTAGCAACTAATCAGTTTTTGGACAATGAAGTCCTTCTGATTAATGAAAGTATCACCTTCGCAACCACTTTTATTAGTGCTGGGGAGGGTTTTGCCAGAACAATCTCAACAAATGCTGCTGCAAAAGCATCAGGATTTGCAATAAATGATGGAATTTACTTCCTTAGAGGTTATTTTGTTGATGTGAGGAGTCAACTTCTCATTTTAGACCAATATGGAGACACTCCTAGCTATAGAATTGGTCTAACTATTGATGAGCAGATTATTTCTTCAGATGTAGATTCATCTTTGAATGATAATGCTCAAGGATTTAACAATTTTGCTGCTCCTGGTGCTGATAGATTAAAAATCACCACCACTTTGAGCAAAAAACTGCCAGATGACATAAATGATCAAAATTTTGTCCAATTGGCAGATGTAAAAAATGGTGTTTTAAGAGATCTTGTAGATAAAACTGATTATAATCTTCTTGGACAAGAATTAGCAAGAAGAACTTTTGATGAATCTGGACATTATTACATCAAAGAGTTTGTTACCACTGTTAGGGAGAGCCTTAACAATGGATATGGCAACAGAGGAGTATATAATTCAAATCAAACCACAGAAGCTGGAAATGCTCCAAATGATGATTTAGCAATTTATAAAATTTCTCCAGGAAGAGCATACGTTAGAGGATATGAAGTCAAAAAAAGAGCAACTTCATTCCTTGATGTACCAAAACCAAGATCTACTAACCTTTTAGAGGGTCAGGCAGTCAATTTTGGATTTGGTCCAACATTTACTTGCAATAGGGTTTATGGATCTGCAACAATTGGGTTCAATACATCAAATACTCTAAGTTTAAGAGATCAGAGAGTAGGTGATACTCAGACAACAGCACCTGGAAATGAAATTGGTGTTGCCAGAATCTATGATTTTGCTTTAGAATCAGGATCTTATGACACAACCACACCAGATCTCAATCAATGGGATCTCTCTCTGTTTGATATTCAAACATATACAGATCTGACTGTAAATGAAAATGTAAATTTAACAACTCCAACCTTTATTCAAGGTCAATCCAGTGGAGCAAGTGCATTTTTGAGATATGATGTCAGTGCAGGCACTGCTGTAACTGCATATGATGTTCAAGGAGATTTCTTCATTGGAGAAAGGTTACTTTTCAATGGTGTAAGTACAAACGCCAGAACAATAACTGATATTACCAACTATGAAGCATCTGATGTTAAGTCAGTTTATGGTATTGTAGGTTCTGGATCCACTTTCACTGCAGATTTGATTCAATATCCAAAAACTGTCATTGGTATTGCGTCAATCACAGCTCACAATAGTGGAGTTTCAACAGTAACAACACCTTCCATTGCATTCCCTGGAATTGTAACCACTGGAGCACTTGTTCAGTATTCTGTTGCTACCAACAGTGTTCCATCTTTGGCAAGAGTCACTCAAGTCAATACAAATTCACTGACAATTGTTGGAGTTACTACTGTAACCTCATTTAGAGAGGGAGGTTTGCCAACAACAACCACAGAAGTCACTGACTTCACTGTTGTTGAGTCAAAATTCCAAAATACCAGAGGAAGTGGAAATAGCGCTTCTAATAATACTCTTTATAGCAGGCTTCCAAAGAATAATATTGAGTCAGTTGATTTAACTAGCTCAAATTTAGTAATTAGAAAGCAATTTAGCACAACTATTACTGATAATTCAACTTCAACTCTGTCTGCAGGCACAAATGAAGTATTTTTGCCATTTGATGAGGAGAGATATGTTGTTATTCGTTCTGATGGCAGCACAGAAGCTCTAACATCAGATAAGTTAGATTTCTCAGCAGGATCTACTCAATTAACCATCAATGGTTTGGGTACTAATGATTCTGATACTACAGTTATTGCTACTCTGAGAAAGTCAAAAATTACTTCAAAAACTAAGAGAAAGTACATTGCTAATAGTTTAGTAATTGACAAATCATCTAATTCAGCATCTGGTGTTGGCGGAACAACTTTGAATGATGGTCTTACATATGGAGATTATCCATTTGGAACCAGAGTTCAAGACCCAGTAATTTCTTTAAATGTTCCCGATGTAATCAAAATTCATGGTATTTTTGAATCTAATGATACCTCTGATGCTGTTGCACCTTCTATGACAACAGGATCACTTGATGGTCCTACAGCAACAACTAATGATCTTATTATTGGTGAAGAAATTTATGGAACTATCAGTGGGGCAAGGGCAACCTATATTGTCAGAGTAAATGACACTAATATCAGATTTGCCTATAAGAACAACACTGTATTCCAAAATGGTGAGGTTATCAATTTCACAAGTTCAGGAGTAAGTGCAGTTGCCAATAGTATCAACATTGGCAGTAAGAATGTAACTGGAGATTATACTCTTGTAAATGGTCAAAAGAATACCATTTATGATTTCTCCAGAATTGTTAAAAAACCAAATTCTACCACACCTTCCAAACAACTGATTGTTTATTTTGACAATGCCTACTATGAATCTGCTGATAGTGGAGATATCACTATTGTAAATTCATATGATGATTTTGATTACAATACTGAAATTTCTTCAATCAATGATGTAAGAAATACTGATTTGATTGATGCAAGACCAAGAGTAAGTGACTATACAGTAACTGCAGGGTCAAGATCACCACTTGAATTTTATGGAAGAATATTTACAAGTGGTCAGCACAGTTCTAAAGAAGTTCTTGCATCTGATGAATCAGTAACAATCTCTTACAATTACTATCTGCCAAGAGTTGATAGAGTGTTCATCGATAAAGATGGTAAATTTACTGTCAAGTACGGTGTTCCAGCAGATCTTCCTCAACTTCCAGAAGCAATTGATGGTGCATTGAATATTGCTAATGTATATCTTCCTGCATATCTTTACAACGTATCAGATGCAAAGGTAGATTTTATTGAGCATAAGAGATATCAAATGTCAGATATCTCTAAACTTGAGCAAAGAATCAAGAATCTTGAGTACTATACTTCTCTTAATCAGATTGAATCTGATACACTGAGTTTGTTTGTTCCAGATGCTAATGGTTTGAACAGATTCAAATCTGGTATCTATGTTGACAATTTCTCCACAACAGAACCACAAGATTCTGGTGTAGGTATAAGAAATAGTATTGACACTAAGAAGAGAGTTCTGAGACCTTCTCACTATACTACAGCAGTCAATTTGAATATTGGCAACACCACTATTGCTGGTGTTGGAACTACCACAGCAGCAAATCAAGATGCCAGATATGCTGATATTCTTGGAACAAACATCAAGAGAACAAATCAAGTAGTTACTCTTGACTACAATGAGGTTGAATGGTTAGATCAACCATTTGCTACAAGATCTGAGAGTGTAACTCCTTTCCTTGTCACCTTCTATCAGGGTTCTATTGCACTTGATCCAACTGTTGATGTTTGGATTGATGTCAATAGAATGGAAGTTAGAGATGTTCTCCAAGAGGGTTCATTCAATGCTGTTGCTGATGCAATGAGAGTTGAGACCATTGATGAAGTTGATGGTCTTAGACAGGGTGTAAGTCCAATTATCTGGAATTCTTGGGAAACAACTGGTGTTGATGTAAACTTTAGCCTTGGAATGAATGCAAGTGCAAGTGGAACAACAGTTAATGTTGGTGTCAATGGTAGTGTTGGAGTTAATCTTAACCAACAGAGAAGAGGCACACAAAACACTGTAACTGAGGTTATTGATACTGAATCTCTTGGTGACAGAATTGTTAGTAGAAATATCATTCACTTCATGAGAACTCGTAACATTGAGTTCACTGCAACCAGAATGAAACCATTCACCAGAGTGTATTCATTCTTTGATAATGTTGATGTCAATCCATTCTGCCTCAGCAAATTAGTTGAAATTGAAATGGTTTCAGGAACCTTTACAGTTGGTGAAAATGTTGTAGGTAGAATGAGTGATGCACAAGAGCAACTGATTGGATCTGGTGCTCCTTCTATCAACTTTAGAGTTGCAACAGCAAACCACAAGTATGGTCCATATAACAACCCTGAAGATGTATTTGATTCTAATCCATATGACAGAAATAATGCACTTCCAGCAACCTATTCAGAATCATCAACCATTCTGAACATTGATACTTTCTCACTGTCTCAGGAAGCATGGCCAGAGTATTCTGGATATCTTGCAACTGGAATGACTCTGAGAGGTCTCAGCAGTGGTGCAGAAGCAAAGGTAACTAATGTAAGATTGGTTACAGATAGAGTTGGAACATTGATTGGATCATATAGAGTTCCTGATCCTACCAATACAGCATTCCCCATATTTGAAACTGGAAGAAATACATTCAGGCTCACCAGTAGTCCAATTGATACTGTCATTCAGGGTGAAGTCACCACTGAGGCAGTTGAGCAATTCTTCTCACAAGGAGATATTGACAATACTCAGGAAGTCACACTTTCATTGAGAAATGCAAGAGTATCCTTTGAGGAGTTTGTCCAGACCAGAACAATTGGTGATTCTGCAAGTGCAGGTGCAAGTGCTTCTGCAACTATTCAGATTCCTGCACCACCTCCAGCACCAAGAAGAGACCCACTGGCACAAACATTCTTTATTGATGATGACACTGGAATTTATGTAACCAGCGTAGATGTTTACTTCTCACAGAAAGATGATGTTCTTCCTGTCACTGTTCAACTTCGTGATGTATTGATTGGAACACCAACTCTAAACATTCTTCCATACTCTGAAGTAGAAGTTCCTGCAGCAAGCATTGTAACATCTTCAGATGCTACTGTACCAACAAGAATAACATTCGAATCTCCTGTTTACCTTGCAGGTGATAGAGAATATGCTCTTGTTCTCCTTTCAGATTCTACTGAATATAGAGTTTGGATCTCCAGACTTGGTGAAGCTGATATAAGAACTCTTGCAACAGAAGCAGGTCAGGTTCTTGTTTCTTCTCAGAATCTTCTTGGTTCACTCTTCAAGTCACAGAATGCTGCAGTTTGGACACCTAGCCAGTATGAAGATCTTAAGTTTACTCTTTACAGAGCAGATTTTGTTTCGCAAGGTTCAGTTCAATTCTTCAATCCACAACTGCCATTTGAATTGGAGGGAATTAGTGCAAATGGAATCAGCTTAACTCCAAGAAACATCAAAGTTGGTCTTGGAACAACCCTTCAAGATTCAGGATTAGTTCTTGGAAATACTATTCTCCAAGAGGGAACAGACGGAACTGGATCTTTGGTTGGTTATGCTGGATCAGCAACTGGAACTCTGACTGTAACAACAGCAGGTATTGGTTACACACCATCTGCTGGGTATTATAACTTCACTGGAGTGGCACTGACAAGTGTTACTGGAACTGGTCTCAATGCAACTGCTAACATTTCAATAAGCAATGGTGTTGCTATTGCAGCAACTATTGTTGATGGTGGAAAGGGATATGCTATTGGCGATGTCCTTACTCCAATCTCAGTTGGTAACCAATCTCTTGGTTCTGGAATGAGGCTTTCTGTTTCTGATACTTATGGAAACAATGAATTGATCATTACTGAAGTTCAAGGAAGATTTGGAACTGATTCTGGGGAATATCTCAAGTACACTAATAGCAGTGGAATCACCACAACTCTGAATTTCAGTGTTGGTGGAGACGTTGTTCCACAATCACCAATCAGAGTTGATAGTGATGGTCTTCACATGAAGATCTTCCAGAGAAATCATGGCATGTATTCAAATACCAATACAGTAACTCTGAAGAATGTTCAGTCAGACATTACACCAACAACTTTGAGTTCAGCATATAGCAATTCTTCAACAGGAGATATTTCTATTGCCAGCACTTCCAACTTTGGAACATTTGAAAATGTATCTGTTGCTTCTACAAATCCTGGATATGCTAAGATTGGTGGAGAAATTATCAGATATACTGGAGTTGGTGCAGGTTCTCTGACTGGAATTACAAGAGGAATTGATAATAGTTTGACTGAGAATCACTCTTCCAGTGACTTGGTATTTAAGTATGAGTTGGATGGTGTGTCCCTTAGAAGAATCAACACAACTCATAACCTCAATGAAGTAACTGTATCAAATCCAATCACTCTTGACTCTTATCATGTCAAGGTTGATGTTTCAGATACAGATAAGGGAACTGACAGATCTGTTGGAAATGTTGGTGGATTCCCAGAGCTGCACTTCAATACAAGTAAGACAGCTGGTGGACCTAATGTTAGAGGAACATACAACATCTCATTTGATCAAATTCGTCCAAATGTAAGAGTTACTACTCCAACAGGTGTAAGTGTAAACACATCAGTTAGAACTGTCACAGGTTCCAGTGTCAATGGCACTCAAGGATCCTTTGTTGATAAGGGATTTGTTCCCATCACTCTCAACCAAGATAATTATTTTGAGGCACCAAGGATAACTGCTTCAAATATCAATGAAACTACATATCTGTCTTCATTGCCTGCCAACAAGTCATTCACAATGAATATGAACTTTGGCACAATTGATTCCAGATTGAGTCCTGCTGTTGATCTCAACAATGCTGCTGTTATTTTCACAGCAAATAGAATCAATAGTCCAGTTACAAATTATGCAACAAACCTGCAAGTCAACACAGTTGATCAGGATCCAAACAGATTCTTCTATGTAACCAAGAACATTGTTCTTGAAAATCCTGCAACCTCACTTCAAGTTCTCCTTGATTCATATGTAACAACCTACAATGATGTTAGAGTGTTCTATGCATTGAATCAGGATACTGCAGTTGATGAGACAGTATTTGTTCCTTTCCCTGGATATGCAAATCTTGATCCTAATGGAATTGTGATTAATACTGCTAATAATGATGGAACACCTGATGAATTTACACCCAAATCTGATAATTATCAGGGCAATCCATCATTGAATCTGTTCAGAGAGTACAAGTTCACTGCTGATAGATTGGCACCATTTACATCATTCCGCATTAAGATCATTGGAACCTCCGTAAACTCTGCAATTGTACCACAGTTCAGAAATCTAAGAGCCATTGCTTTTGCTTGATATGTCATTAATACCAGTTGAAGGAAAAGACGGTTTTTTTAGAGATAGCAAAACAAATGCCATCATCAATAAAAACCGTCTTGAGTATCAATCCTATGTTAGCAATAGAGAGAAACTTCTTTCTGATAAAGAGAGGATTGTAAATTTAGAATCTGAAATGAATGACATAAAGAGTGATTTGGATGAAATCAAGTCACTCCTTAGAATGGTTATTCAGCGCTAAACATAAATAGAAAAAAATATTGTTATATAAATGGCACAGCCTTCAACCAGACAGGAACTGATTGACTACTGTAAGCGTCAATTGGGTGCTCCTGTCTTAGAAATCAATGTTGCTGATGAACAGATTAGTGATTTGGTTGATGATGCTGTTCAATATTTTCAGCAAAGACACTTTGATGGTGTTTCTCAGGTTTACTTAAAATATCAAATTACTCAAGAAGATATAGATAGAGGAAAAGCACGTCCAAACGTGGTTAGTGGTGGAACCAACGCTGGAATTGCTTCAACATCTGCAACTTCTTCTATTGGGGGTTCTGATGTAACTTTCACTTACTATGAGAATAGTAACTATTTGCAAGTTCCACCAGATATTATTGGTGTAACAAAAGTTTTCAAGTATGATGACGCACAATCAGTAAGTGTGTCTAATATGTTCAGTTTCAAATATCAACTCTTTTTGAATGATATTTACTACTGGGGACAAACTGATTTACTCAGTTACTCAATGGCAATGAGTTATCTGGAAACAACAGATTTCCTTTTGAACACTCATAAACAAATCAGATTCAATCAAAGACAAGACAGAATGTATCTTGATGTTGATTGGGCTAACTTGAGAGTGGGTGAATTTATCATTATTGATTGCTTCAGACAGATGGATGGTAATAGTTTCAACAGAGTTTGGAATGATCCATTCCTGAAGAAGTATCTAACTGCATTGATGAAGAAGCAGTGGGGACAAAATCTAATCAAGTTCCAAGGTGTAAAACTTCCTGGTGGTGTAGAACTGAATGGAAGACAGATTTATGATGATGGAGTAAAGGAATTAGAAGATATCAAAACACAAATGTCTTCAACTTATGAGTTGCCACCTCTTGATCTGATAGGATAAAAATATGCTCAACCCATTTTTTCAACAAGGTTCTCAAACAGAGCAAAGTTTAGTTCAAGATCTAATCAACGAACAGTTGAGAATGTATGGCGTTGAGGTATATTATCTTCCAAGAATCTATGCAAAGACAAATACCATAATTAGAGAAGTAATCCAATCAGAATTTACAAATGCATATCCTTTGGAAGCATATGTAGATAGTTATGAGGGATATGGTGGGCAAAGTACAATCTTATCCAAATTTGGAATTCAAGAACTTGATGATTTGACTCTGATTATCTCTCAGGAAAGATATAGTAATTATATTACACCACTTCTTGGAAATGTAAGTAATTCTGAACTTTCTACAAGACCTAAAGAAGGTGATTTGATTTATTTTCCATTAGGTGACAGATTATTTGAGATCAAATATGTTGAACATGAGCAACCATTCTATCAGTTACAGAAAAATTATGTTTATACATTGAGATGCTCACTCTTCAGATATGAAGATGAGGTTCTTGATACTGGTGTTGATGAAATTGATGATGAAATTGATCAACTTGGATATATTCAAACCCTCACTCTACTTGGAGCAGGTTCAACAGCAACTGGAATTACAACATTCTGCCCTTCTGGTGCTGTAAATCAAATTTATATCACCAATATGGGAAGTGGATACACTAAGCAACCCATCATTGGATTTTCATCAGCTCCTGCTGGAGGAATCACTGCTGTTGGAGTAGCATCAATCACTACATCATACATTGGTTGTAGTGGAATAAATGGTGGAAAAATTGCTTCCATCAATATAACAAATCCTGGATGTGGATATACTGAACCACCTTGGATTACAATCAGAGAAGGTGGAGGAACAGGAGCTGCTGCAACAGCAGGAATTGGCACAACAGGATCTATTGGCATTGTAACTATCACCAGTGGAGGATCTGGATATACAACAAATCCAAACATTACTTTTGCAGGTGGTGGCTCTGGTGTAGGATTTATTACAGCAAGAGGATTTGGTGAAATTAATTCTGCAGGTATAGTTACTGTTGCTTATATTACACATGCTGGACTTGGATATACCCAAGCACCAACTATCACATTTGATGCACCAACTGGTATTGGAACAACTGTGGGAGTTGGAACTTTCATCTTCAATGAGATTATTACAGGTCAAACTTCAGGCACAACTGCAAGAGTTAAAAAGTGGACTGCTTCCTCCAACTCTCTTGAAGTTTCTATTGTTGATGGAACATTTACACCTGGTGAAAAGATTCAAGGTCAAGATTCTGGAGCATTCTACATAGTGACCAATCAAAATACTGATGATCTTGTAGATGCATTTGCAGACAATGATACCTTTGAAACTGAGGGTGATGCAATACTTGATTTCTCAGAAACTAATCCATTTGGTATGCCCTGAACATTTTTGTTAAATAGTAAGTATAAAGTTGTACTATAAAAATGTTTGAGTATTTTTATAACGAGATCTTCAGATCTGTTATTATTGGGTTTGGAACCTTGTTTAACGGAATTGAAATCCAACATAAGGATTCTAATGATGATACATTCAGTATCATAAAAGTTCCTCTTGCATATGGTCCAACTCAAAAGTTTCTTGCAAGAATGCAACAAGAAGCAGATCTGAACAAACCAATTCAGATGACTCTTCCAAGAATGTCATTTGAAATGGTTGGATTGCAGTATGATCCATCTCGCAAATCTACTCAAACACAAACTATCATCAATCAAACGCCTGATGGTAGTGCATTAAAAAGGAACTACATGCCAGTTCCTTATAACATATCATTCCAACTTTCTATTATGACAAAGTTGAATGATGATATGCTTCAGATTATTGAACAGATACTTCCATATTTCCAACCTGCTTATAACCTTTCTATAAACTTCCTTGGAAATCTGAAAGAGAAAAGAGATATTCCTATTCAATTAGATTCCATTCAAATGGATGATGATTATGAAGGCAATTTTGATACAAGAAGAGCACTTATTTACACACTAAACTTTACAGCAAAAGTATATCTGTTTGGTCCTATCTCTGATATCACTGGAGATATCATTAAGAAGGTATCTGTTGGATTTGTTGCTGGAGAAAGAGGTGGCACTGCTGCTACAAGAGATCTTACCTATCAAGTTGTTCCAAGAGCAACAAAAGATTATGATGGTAGTGTAGTGACTAACCTTGCTGAAAACGTTGACCTCACAGAAACAGTCATTACTGTTAATGATGGAAGTGCAGTGACTGCACAAACATACATTTATGTTGGGGATGAAGAAATGTATGTTGAATCTATTTCTGGAAATGACCTCACTGTAAGGAGAGCACAAGACAACACAACCCCACAAAACCATGTATCTGGTGCTGAGGTTAAGAGTATCACTGCTGCAGATAACAATCTCATTGAGTTTGGTGATAACTTTGGATTTGATGGAACCACTTTTTGAGGATTGAAAAATGAAGGAAAAGTATGATAAACTTAATGAAACATTTGACATTCAACCAACAGAGGTTGAAGTGGAGGTCCAAAAGCATGATATCGAGAATAAGATTGAAAAAGTCAGGTCAAGTAGTGAAGACATTCGTAAGGACTACGAATATACAAGGGGTAATTTATATTCGATCATTGAAAAAGGACAAGAAGCAATTAATGGTATCTTAGAACTTGCACAAGAAAGTGAAATGCCCAGAGCATATGAAGTTGCAGGTCAACTTATTAAAAATGTTTCTGATGCTACTGATAAATTGATGGATCTTCAGAAAAAACTCAAAGATGTAACTGAAGATAAGGAAGTAAAGGGACCAACAACAGTGAACAATGCTCTTTTTGTTGGTTCTACTGCTGAACTTCAGAAACTTCTAAAAAAATCAGCCACAGACATAAATAGTTAAAAAGTCCCAGACATGGCAGTCAATCCAGTAATCAATATAACCATTCCACAAGGTTCAGATTTTTCAGAAGTTTTTGTATCCACAGAAACTGATGGTTCTGCATCCAATCTTGCTGGGTATACTGGTGCTGCTAAGATCAAAAAACATCCTGGATCAGATACTTCAAGTTCATTTACAGTTAGTATCACAGCATCTACTGGTGAAGTTTCTATTGCAATGACTTCTGGCAGAACTGTTGCTTTGGATCCAGGTAGATACTATTATGATGTAAGATTGACTTCAGGAAGTGGAGCGGTTTCCAGATTAGTTGAAGGGATGGCATTTGTAACTGCAGGAATTACCACCTAAGTAAAATGGCAGTAGTCAAAAAGGCACAGTCCATTTCAAATATTGCTAAGAAAAAAGCAATACGGAAAGTAGCAACTCAATCAGTAAGACAACCGTCAATTGTGACTGAGATGGGTGATGTTAACTTTGGAACTTTAACTGAAGCAAATGATGGACAGATTGTTTCATATGATGCAGCAACAGATAAGTTTATTTTGATTACTGCTGATGAATTGCTGGCAGTATCTGCAGAGGATAATGACATCCCTGATGAGTTGGTGACTGCACTGGAAGGTGAACTTGATCTTGGTCAAATTCAAGTTGAGACACTTGATGGAGGTACTTTCTAATGCCAACCAGATTAAGAGATCTCTCAAATACTGATTTTGGCACTTTAAATGCACAAAAGAATAAAAATATAATGAGATATAATGCATCAACAGGAAAGTTTGATGTGATACAAATTGACAATACTTTGGGGTTAGCAACAACACCACCACAATCATTTGTTGATGTAGTAGAGAGCAAAATTGATACTGACAATATACCCATTAGAGGTATTGATGGGGGAACTTTTTAGTATCCTAAATACTATTAAACATTAGAATTAGATAGATGGCATCTCCTGTAATTCAGTTTAAAAGAGGCGCCTTTGCAAATCTTCCTGGTCTTCAGGCAGGTGAACCAGCTCTCACAACAGATACCTTCGAACTTTACGTTGGTATAAACAGCACCACTGGTGGCAATAAGTTTTTTGGTTCTCATAGATATTGGACAAGAGAAGGATCTTCAACAGGAAGTGCTGTAAATCTTGTTGAGGGAACATCAAATGGTTCTTCCTATGTTGCTCTCAAATCACCAGATTCACTATCAGGAAATGTAACTTTTACACTTCCAGGTTCTGATGGAACTAATGGGCAAGTTCTTACAACCAACGGTTCAGGAACTCTGTCATTCAGCACTCTTTCATCAAGTTTAAGCCTTGCTGGTGACACTGGAACAGATACACTGACTGTTGGAAGTGATACTCTGACATTCACTGGTGGAACTGGAATTGATGCTACAGTTACTGATAATCAAGTTTCATATGGTCTTGATGCACAACTTGTTGATATTGCAGGTTTAACACCTTCTGATGGCGGAATCATCATTGGTGATGGTAGCAACTTTGTTGTAGAATCTGGTGCTACTGCCAGAGCATCTCTTGGAGTTGATGTTGCTGGAACTGATAACTCCACAGATGTAACTCTGGTTACTGCAACTGCTGACTATCTGAGTATTTCTGGTCAAGCAATCACTCTTGGTTTGATTGACCTTACTGCTGATGTTAGTGGTACTCTTCCACTTGCTAATGGTGGTATTGGTGCTACAACTGCTGCTGGTGCAAGAACAAACCTTGGACTTGCCATTGGTTCTGATGTTCAGGCATATGATGCAGAACTTGCTGCTCTTGCTTCTGTAACATCTGCTGCTAACAAACTTCCTTACTTCACTGGATCAGGAACTGCTGACGTTGCTGATTTAAGTGCTTTTGGTAGAAGTTTGATTGATGATGCTGATGCATCTGCTGCAAGAACAACTTTAGGTGTTGATGTTGCTGGTACAGACAACTCAACAGATGTAACCCTCGCAGGTTCTTATGATTATCTGACCCTTTCTGATCAGCAAATCACTCTGGGTCAGGTTGATCTTTCAACTGATGTAACTGGTACATTAACAACCACAACAGTTAATGTAACCAATGTAAAAGCAAATGATGGCACTTCTGCCATCCAAATCACAGACAGCACTGGTGCTGTTGAGATGTCTCAGAACTTGACTGTTCAGGGCAACCTGATTGTCAATGGTTCTACTACACAGGTCAATACAACTCAAACAACTATTGAAGACCAACTTCTGGAGTTGGGTATTGTTGATGGAAGTGCTCCATCTTCTGACTTGAATAAGGATCTTGGTATCCTGTTCAATTACTATACTTCTTCTGCTAAGAAAGCAGCAGTATACTGGGATGACAGTGCATCAAGAATTGTTCTTTCTGATGATGTTTCAGAAAGTTCTGGAGTCCTGACTGCTGCATCATATGCAGGTCTTGAGATTGGTTCTCTGTGGGTTAATGATTGTGCTGGTCCATCACAGGTAATCAACTGCTCTGGTTCAACTAGGACTCTGGAGAACATCACAGTTGATGGTGGAACATTCTGATTCCCATAATATACTCTAAATAGAGGGGCTTATGCCCCTCTTTTTTTATGAAT